TATGGGAACGAAGCCGCAGGGATTGCAGCGACTAACAACGAACTTTCAGCAACGCTGATGAACTGGAAGCAATCTTGTGGGCCAGTATTGCGGTAGCCGCCAACGTTGCTACCCGTCGTGCCAAGGTTAAGAAACGACGGCGAAGGCGTGTTCGACGTAACGACGACAGGGTTATTGTTCTTGACAGTGCCGCTTAAAAGAGGGCCGAGAAAAGTACGAAGACTCATTTTTTAATCCTTACCCCTTGCAGGGGGAAATTCGTTTAGTGGTTTCTGCAAATCCCGCTAGGCCGGTCCACCAAACTAAAAACCTAGAAAAGGGGGGTCCGAAGACCCCCCAGATCGTCTTAGGCTACGCCGAACACGCCGAGCGGATCCGACCAACCGAACGAGTAACGTTCGCGGCTCTTATACCGCACGTTGCCCGTATCGAAGTCGCCGTCCATCGAGTTCTGGAGAGCCACACGCTCGAACATCTTCAGGCCGTTTGGAACGTCCGTGAGAATGTAATAGCCGTGGTTATCAGTGAGGAAGTGGTTGACCTTGAACCCTTCGCTGATCGTACCCATCGACTTAAGCGCGTTGATGTCGTTGTCGGTCGTGCCAACACGGAGTTCCGTGTCGAGAAGACGCTTGGCAACGAACATCTGGTTTGGTGGAACCACCAACTTGCGCGGCTTCGCAGCGATCAACAGACCACGCTCGTCCGTCCAACCGGCGATCTGAATCGTCGCCGCTTCAAGCGACGTTTCGTTCAGGTCAGGGCTGGTCGAGAAGGTGTTGCTGTTCGTACCGCCTGAAACCAACGGGTGAGCCGTCGAGAACAGGGGAACGCCATCACCGCCGTTGTAGGCAGAGTTGAAGCCGTTATTAATGACAGCCGCCGCCTTGTACTGCTTGGTGTACGCCATAGCGCGAGCAAGCGCCTTGGTGTAACGCTTCGACAGCGAGTCGTACAAGTTGTCTTCAATCGCTTCTTCCGTGATGGAGAAGCCGAGAGCAATCGTCTCGTGGTTGTAACGAGCGGTCCACGCTTCCTGCGCATTGTCATACGCAATCGCCTGACCTTCGTTCTTGACCGGAGCCGCGTTGAAGCCCGAGAGTTTCGTCTCTTCTTCAAATGAACGCTCAGAGGTCTCAACCTCGAAAAGTTCCTTATGCTCCTCACCGTAGGAAGCGTACTCAAGACCGAACAGAGCGTTCAAGCCGGGGAGCAGTTCCTTAAGGAGTTGTGCGCGTGAAATTGCCATTTATCATTACTCCTTAAACGCCAGTCGAGTTAGCGTAAGCCAACACGCTCGGCAGCCAGCCAACAACCACTTCCGGATAACCAACAAAGGAAACCGAAGTACCACTGGTAATCGACGTAGACGCGCTGATGGTAACGGTCGTACCGTTAACACCGGTCACGTAAGTCGTATTGCCGGGAGCGCCAACGTTCGTACCCGACACGCCCGCAATGATGCACTGCATTCCCGGCTGAATGCCAGTGGACGAGGCAACAGTGAGAGCCGCAGCCGAAGAAGTCGCCGCCGTCAGCGAGGTCGTAACCGTCACTGCCGTATCTGGGACAAGTTGAACGATACGGAACACGCCCGTTGCGTTAGCGCCAGTCGCCGTCGTCAGCGGAACGCCGATGCCGGTCGTGGTAGCCGCGTTGAGGCTGGACGTCGTTAGAGGAGCAGAACCGGTCACCGCCATGAGCGAGTCGTTCGTAGTCGTGCTACCCGTCGTGGTCGAAACCATGACGTTAGACCCAACGTAACGCTGCGAGACGTAACCGATAGTCGTGCTATTGGCAATCGTCGTTGCGGCTCCGGCAGCGGTCTGACCGACTACTGCGACGCGGAACAGCGCCGAAGGATCGTCAACCACGTACGCAACAGCGTCCGGAGCATTAGTGCTAGCCGGATATAACTGATTACGCATCTTGCCGTAAAGCGGACCCGACGTACCTTGCGTGTATTCGGCACCAGCAAAGATGCCGAGCATCGCACCAGCAGCAACGCCGCTAGTGGCGAGCGTCTGCGGGGTGATGATTGCTGTACCAGCGGAAATACCGATGATATCGCCAGTGAAAAGGTTAGTAGCGTAACCCTGTTGGATGGGGACCATACGGGTCGAACCCGCATAGACCCGACCGCCCATCAGGTTGTACGGTTTGAAACCGTACGGTGCTGAGACAGTAGGATAAGCCATTTAAGACTCCTAAAAAGTTATTTACCACGTCCAAAAGAGACCTGCGTTTTCTTTTCAGTGAACATATCCATGTTCGACCGCCGATCTTTTTGGGACAACATATTATTATCGACAGCCTCCAGTTGCTGCTTCGCCAGATTCTCGAAGTGTTCACGACGAGACTGGACAAGTTCTTCTGGGGCTTTGCAAAGCAATAGACCACCAATCTCTACGCCATCGGGGTACCGACTGTTAGGATTGTTGTCACGCTGGTGCATGATTTCCGGAACTTCGGTTGCCTTCACAGGCTCCCAACCTTCACGGAACATCTTAGAGACATTAGTCGGATCGTTCTGACCCATCACGCTCATACGGATGTATTTGAATCTCCATCCGGGGACGGGAGTAGGATCAGGAAGAATCGACGCCGGACGCCAAGTCATTTTTCGCTTGGACGAGTCACGATTTTCCAATTCACGAGTCAGACGATTTTCAGCCATTGCTGTTCTCCAGTTTTATTTTTTCACGGGCATACGCTTCAGGTGTGAGTCCCAATCGTTTAGCAATTGCGGCTTCAGAAGCCGTGATTCGGACTTGTCTGGGCGCAGTAGACCGCGTTGCCGGTGCAACAACAGTGCTGGCTCTGCGAGGAGTAGGTTCCTCGTTGTTTTGTGCGTCTTCACTAAAATATTCAGTGAAACGTTTTCTCATCGTCTTATCGACTCGTTCGTAGTAGTCGTCGCTTGTCGGATCGACTCCTGAACGGACCAACTTCTCATGCAGACCCAACGCGAGGGCGGTCATCTCCTCGTCAGCACCGAACCACTTGTTTTTCTCACGCCACGCTTCGGCTTTTGAATCGACCGTGGGACGAGGGGCAGGTGCCTGTTTCTGTTGCTGTTGTTGTACACCTAGATCTGTGTCTTGTAAAGAGGGTCTAAACGACGAAACGTCACGTAATTTAAGTTTGGCGTCAGTCAGTAGATCCTGTGCATCGGCAATAGTTGCCGCGTCACCGGACTCATATGCCGCCTTAAGTGCTGCTTTAGCCGCGTTAACCTCAATTGTCGCGGCATTTGTCGTCTCCTTAGCAAAGATTTGTTCACCTGCGCTAAGTCGTTGTTTTAATTGTTTATTTTCTTCATAAGCCTGTTGAGCAAACCGAAGAGCCTCTTCCCGTTCGCGGGCGGCGGACTCTTTAGCCCGACGCTCGTCATGGAAGACCTTTTTCATCTGCTTAATACGGGTTTGAACCTTTTCGGAATACTCCTCAAGGTCGTCTTTTTCCAGTTCCTCAACTAACTCTTTTGGCATAGGAACTTTATTACGGTCTGCTAGAGGAGTGTCATCCTCAATTTCGACCTTTAACGCTTCGGTTTGCTCAGTCATATTGTCTCCTTAACCTGCGCGACCGATGCCACGGGGGTCTTCGACCGTCCCGTCCACCGAGTCATCGTTGATAATTCGCCATTCTGTTCCGTGGATCTTGAGGCGTGTACCCGCGTATGCGCGGACGATGATGAAATCACCGACCTTGCACCACGGCCCGTTTGGAAATTTCTCCTTATCCTGATAGGCATCCGCACCCATCTTGGCGACGAACAAGACGACGGTCGTCTGTTCCTCGGCATTAAGGGTTTTCTCAGACTTGACGATTACGCTATCGCCAAACGTGTCTTCGATTTTTGGAACCATGCAGAGAAGGCGATAACCAGACGGTTCTGGAAGTTGTTTGGCTTTCCTTTCTGCCTCAGTCATTGTCTTATCGATATCAATATCACTCATCGTCTTTCAACTCCTCATCGTTTGCGACACGTTTTGCGGTGTCGTTAATCAATGCAATCGCGTAAGCCAAACCTTCCGCTTGCCCACAGGACCGGAAGTATTCGTTCTGGTTCATACCGTTCGTCAGACGTTCCTTAATCTGTTCGCGCTGTTGTCGGATTTTCCTGACGAGAAACTCCGCAGCGGTATCTGTCTGCATTTGCTACCCCTTATTCATCGCCATCATCGTCACTAGATGCGTCATCGCCTGACTCATCTTCTTCATGCTTGACCTCGCCGCCCTTTGCCATCTTCTGGATTTCGCTGCGGCGAATGTCGTGTTCGTCTAACTTGTGCGCAACGTCGGCTTGGTGTTCAGCCTTTCTATGGGCCATATCAACGCCCAATCTGGCCCCATCTAACTCATGTTTGGACTGCTCTAACTGATGTTGATCAGCCTGAAGCGCGGTCTGCGCGATGTGCGTGTGCTTCTTGTGCGCGATATCTGCGCCCAATTTTGCGCCGCTCATTTCCTGAGTGACTTGAAGTTCCATTTGCTTTAACTTCAATTCGTCAGCCTTACCCGCAGCGTCCAGCATATCTTTCTTAGCCTTGCGTTGCTGCTCGGCCTGAGCGATTTGAATCTCAGCCTGTGCTTGCTGCTGCTTCATCTGAAGTTCTTGCTGCTTGATTTGAAGTTCTTGCTGCTGCATTTGAATGAGCGGGTCCTGTGCTTGCTGCTGCGCCTGTTGCTGCGCGGCGGCTTGCTGATTGCCCTGCAACAACTGTTGTGCAGCCTGTGCCATAAGACCCGAAAGTTGGGCTTCGATGGGCGGTGGTAGATAGCCCATATCGTTGTCAAGATCAGGTGGCGGCGGAAGACTTGCGCCCAGTTTCTGTTGAATATCCGCACGGTATTTGAACGCGACATGCTCCATTAAGTGAGCGGCCCCCGCCCCCATAATGGCCTGTGCTTGTGGGTTCTGACCGATGATCTGCTGCATATGTGGGTCTTGCATCGCAGACATGTGCACCTGAATATGTGCATCATGATCCTGATACATAAAGGCTTTGACGGGCTTGCCCGTTAGGATGAACATGTTCTCGCTGACTGGATCGACCGGCTGCATGTCTTCCTTCATAGGCACAATCTTGCTGGCGTTTTTGACGCCAATCGTCTCGATCATTTGCCTGTGAAGAAACGGCAGATTGTAGATTTGAGGCGCAGTTTGAGCGAGTTGAAGTACTGCCTGATATTGAACAACCCGCTGTGCCATTGTTGAGGCGTTAGGGTCAGATACAGGTAATACATCAACATGGTCATAATCAGAACGCTTTGCAGAAGCAAGTCCGGTTTCAGGTTCATAGTCGTAACTCTCCGGCGTGTTATCACGAATGATTGCCGCTAAGAGTTTGAACTCCTGCTTCATCGTGTAGTGAATGCGGGCTTGGATAGCCCCCATCACCTTCAACTGCCGCTCAAGGATCGCAAGCGTCGTGCCCACCGGGGCCTGTGACGACATATCGCTGATGTTAAGATCAGCCGAACCTGCAAACCGGCGTGCATCCTCAACCACCTTGTCCATGAGCGCCGCAAGCACCTGCGACGGCTCCTTGTACGGAAGGGGAAGGATGTTGTCGCGGATGGCTCCCGATGGGAGGTCCACGTCACGGAACTCACCCGGAGCAATGGGGGTATCGTCGCCTTTGACCCGAAGGCCCCTAGACTTGAGACCGCCGGGGAGGTTGGACAGCGTACCTGCGTCAATTAACTGACGAATCAGGGATGTAGCCGCCTTACTATGACCGCCGATGAGATGAATCAAACCAAAGTAATAGAATCCGAAACCGGGGATGTAACCGTAATGGTCAAAATGCTGACGACGGAGTTTGAGTTTATCTTTCTCTAGCCAGTTACGGCGAATTGCTAGAACCGTCGAAGTACCTTTCTCGACTGTCACCACGTAGGGAAGTTCTATCCCTGTGGGGCCAACGTCATCTTCATCCTCGTAACCGGGAAGATCTAAGTTGCAATGAATTTCCAGAATCTGAAATCGGTCGTCCATTGAAGCCGAAAAGCCTTGCTGTTCAGCCTTGCGCTTTTCAACCTCATCCATAATGCGGAGTGGCTCTCCAAGATTTACGTCTCGGTAAAATCCTGCCACCTGAAGTTTGCGAAGTTCGTTCTTGGTCTTTCGCATCCGGTGTGTGATGCGTTCCGCCGTTTCGATATTGGCCGCACCGTAGGGAACGATGATGTCTTCGGGAGAAATGAAGGGGGCCACTTGTCGCCCCAGTGCCGGGTCGAAGTAGATCTTCTTGAATGCGTTACCTGCCAACGCACAAGTCAACAACGCCCGTTCATGTTCCGGACGGTACTCCTGCATTCGCTCAGTCAACTCATAGTTCATATCCGCTTCGACACGCGTAGCGGCTTCTTTCTTCTCCGGCGTTTCCTTACCGATGATTACGGTGCGCACTGGACCAGCAGCGGGGAATGTCTCCATGATGGTCTCGGACTGGAACTTGACCGCAGCCTCCATCAATAGAGGATGGTAAATGCCACACGCTCCCGGCCACGGTTCGCTGCGCTCCTCATACTTCAATCCAAGTAGTTGCAAGCCTTTGACATACGTATCAAGCCATTCTTTGCGGCTTTGAATGTCTTCCTCAACTTCTCCAAGGAGGTCATACGCAAG